CCACTAAGGTTATAGTGTCCTCATAATTAATTTTCATTTAATCGCATCCTTTATTGATTTAACGAACGCTATCAACTCTTTAACCAATTTCATCGCACGTTGAAACCATGTACTTTCTACAAATTCAAGTTCAATCATATTCTCTACAATAGATGCTAACTCAACCATAATAGGTACTAGGTACAACAATGTAGACAAGAACACATCAATGCGACCTAACATAGGAATATCCACATCAGGCAAGGTTAAAAGAATGAATGATAAGAGGAATAACCAAGGATAAGACTTAACTAATTTTTTTGTCATGTCCGCTCGTAGTTTTCCGCTTACTAGAAATCTTCGTTGGTGTCCATTGACTTCAACGCTCGCCCATCCTCGCCATATAATCGCAAGGAACATATTCTTAATGGTTAACTCTCTATTAGTAGCCAAATTAAAATTGCGTGCCTCAACTAAGACACGCAACATAGTATCAATAAACACCAATACAACACTTGTAAATATGGCTAGTGATATTCTCACCGCCTCAGTTACACTAAAAGCCTCTACCATAAAAGGTGGAAGAAAAACTTCAATCATACTTACTCTCCAATTCGTTCTATCTTGATAGTTAGTTTGCTATCGTTAGTTATTATTTCTTTTCTCCATCCATCCACATTAAATGTAGCTTTTCTGTTAGGGAAACTTGCAGTAGTCGATACATTAACCTCAATATCTTTTGATGTAGCAATGCTAAATTCATTACTTTCATTACTGCTTGCGCTTACTGTAACTCTATATCGCCCTTTGGGTAAATACACAAACATTTTCTCTGTGCCTCTTACATCACTTGTATACTTTTGCCAGTTCCAAGTACTGAATGATATAGGACTAGTTTGTACATAACTTTTAGCACTATTTGATATACGTTGCACCACAAGGGCGGTTTTATCACCGCCCAATCGTGCATAGTATGTCTTCCCATTAATAACTATTGGTAGTCGATTATCGCCTACATCACGCAAGTTATCAGTCAGTTCAAATGTTAGTGTATCGTTCCCTTTCTTAACTTTTAAGTTAGGCATTATTCAACATACACCTCATTTCCACCATTAGCACTCCACAATTTCAATCGGCTATTCAAGGATGTTTGTACTCTACCCCAAGATTTCCATTGATTAGCCATGAACATTCTGTGGTAGGTTTCGCCATTGAACGCATGGAATGTTTGGTCTATCATTGCACCTTTGCCAAAGTTCATTACGATTAGCATCCCTTGTTTGTGGCTACGTGGTGGGTTATTAGCACCGCCATCAAAGTTAATTTCAATAGCACCTTGTTCTGTGAGTGTGTTCCAATCTGTTGCCGTTTCAATTTTAGAATATGGAAAACCTAATTGGTCTACTTCTGTTTTCTTAACAAAGTTATCGTCTACATCCTTTTTCTTGTAAATAGCCGTTCCGTAATGTTTTGTGGTAAGTACTGTGAAACTATCTGTGCCGTCATAGTGTTTAAATTCTTTGCCTTTAATAAACGTATTAACGGAATTATCACCAAGTTCTACGTTACCAGCGGTAGACACTTTAGCCATACCAACACCATGTCCATCTGGTTTATAACCCTCGATTAAGGTATTATTAGCCATTTTAAGTGCGCCATTTAATGTACCGCCTGTTAGTTTGAGATAATCAAGCGTTGCTAATCGTGCAGTATTGATAGAGTTTTGATAATCTTTGTTTGGATCACCAACATAAATATCTACTTGGTGTTGCTTGTTAGGTTTCTCTGTTAATACCGCAAAGTAGAATTTGCCGTTATAGTACGCTATATCTTCAATTTCAGTAGTTCTATTAATCTCGATGATTTGTTTTACTGTGCCAAATGGTGTACATTCCACCAAGCTACCAAGCGTTGCACTCATGATGCAGCCATTTAACATAAATGCACCATTGTTATTGAAATCATCGTATTCATAATCGACTTGATAAGTTTTTAATTTCTTAAAATCATCATTGTATAAATTGATTTCACGCAAGCGTTGTTGACCGCTGATAGGTACGATACTTACATAAGTTCTTGTGATTGGGTCATAGCCAATATTGAATACACGTTCATTCAATGTGATAGTGCGTTCATATTGCATTGTGTCAGCATTAAGCACTGTTAAGTTGTTACCATTTTTTAAGCCGTTCGCAAGATAAATCTTGTTAGTATATTTGTTGTAGCACATAGTATTACAATGCCCCATCTTATCAGGGTCATTGAATTTATAAGTACCTACAATCTCAAATGTGGATGAATTGAGTTCATAGAATATTTGGTTGTTACCATCACCACTAATACAAGCTAACACAAATACATTCTTTTTATCGTTGTAGGTAAAGCCTTGGCATTGGTTGACCTCTTCGCCATATTGAATGTTCTTAACAAATGCAATATTAGATGCACCTTTTAACATTGGTGTTTCAGTAGGATAGAATGGTTTCACGTTGTTGTACGTACCCATATCCATTACGCTATCAACAGTATTGAAAGTTAGATGTTCATTAATTTTGTAGATGCCATTCGGTACTAACAATATCTTATTTTTAAGATTGTCATTAGCACGTTTGAATGCTGCAGTATCATCTGCCACACCATCACCAACTGCCCCAAAGTCTTTTACAGATACGATGCCATACAAACTATCTTTAGTTTGGTATTTTGCATCAGCCTCGGTTTTTGTAACTAAGCCACCGCCATTAGGCAAGGCGATTTGTTCAGCCTTGCTTGCTGCGACTTCTGCACGTTTAGCAGCATCTGTTGCCTTGATAGCATTACTTGCAATAGAGGTTTGTTTATTATCGATGTCATTTTTTAATGCCTTAGCTTGGTCTACAAGATTATTAATATCTCGTTTATCAACAGTTGTTTGACCAGCGTAAGCCTTTGCATCTCTTACTAATCGCTCTGCCGTAGCAACATTAGTTGAGGATGTATCAAGTGCAGTATTAGCGGTTGCCAATTTATCATCAACAGTCGATGCTATTGTTTTAATCTCTTCGCCCAATCGGTTGATTATATCTGCATTAGCGTTAATCTTATCTGACTTTTCGCTAATTACATTCATAGCATTCATGGCATCATTAGCTGCTTTTACAGAACGCTCAACAATATCTTTCGCAACTTCATTTGCATTCTTATCACTATCTACACGAATTTTAAGTGATCTATCTAAATCAGCTTTCATTTCTTGTAAGATAAGTACAATCTTATCCGTTGCGTGTTCGATATTCTCGAATGGGTATTCATCAGGCAAGTCCATATCTTGTGAGATTGGTGTTTTACGCTCCAAGATAACCTTTTGCCCTACGGCTAGTGCATCCCCATTAGCTGGGTAAATTACCGATTTGGTGCTTTCATCATAATCGATGTTCCCAACTTGTACCGCCTCTGTACCATCTTCATCAACGATAGTTAGTTTAATATCCTCGATTTGGACAAAATCATATGGGAAAATAAACTTCTTATTTATCCCATCACATTGATACACTACAGATGGTTTCAAAACTTCTGGTGTCAATTTAACATCCCCTTTCAGTTGTATATAAATAGGACTACCCATTATGGATAGTCCTTATTTATCAATGTTGTTTCTTTTTCTCTTTTTTAGTTTTAAGTCTGCGGTCAAATGCAATAGCCATAATTACATCTTCTAGTGATGCATCGGTATCTGTGAAACCAAATTTAGCTAATGTCCACAAGCCATCAGTTACAGTATCACTAAACCCAGTTGCTCGGTTTGCTAACTGACTGAAACTTCTGCCTACATCTATACCATCTTTGTTTTTGCTCATAATTGCGTTGCCTAAATCGTAGAATTTCTCAACGATGCTTAATGCCATAACGCTATTACCCTTATTAAATACCTTTTCACCTAGAATGTATTTCATTGCCATATTCGACATATCACGGATGATTGGAATGCCCATAGTTCCTTGCGAAACCAACTCTTCGATAAATGACTTAGCTAAATCTTCAGGCTTATCATCATCGCCATTCGTTAAGGCTTTGTAAGCCATCATACCGATAGCCTGTGAAATCAATGTCCACCATAGCATTTTAACGAACCTTGCATAATCGCCGTTATCCTTACGTGCATAGTTACCCTCTGTGATGATGTTATACAACGTATTAGCGTAGGAATAGAACGGAACGAATAATTGAGTAAATGTAGAACGTGATCGTTGAATAGCAGCAGCATCTTTTGTATCACCGCTACCAAATATATCACGCACCGCTCTATCACCAGCTTCAATAGATTGTTGCTCTACCCATTCAGCACTTACACCCTCTTTACCAAAGAGTTCAGCTTGCTTTTGGTCATATGCAAACTTCCATACAGGAATGGATAATGCAAAGTCTGTTTCTGTAAGTAATCTGAACCCCATTTGATTTATATCATCTCGAATGTCAGCTAACTGTTCTACCTTATAACCACCAACATTTGTATCGCCTAAACGTAAGCCTTTACCATTGATAGATAAACCTTGTTTCAAGTCTTTATCTAATGTTTGTATACGTTCACGCATGAAGATTGATTGACCTAATACAAAATCTCTAGTGTTGTTATAGGTAGTAGTTCCGTGTCCATAGAAACCAATACCAGCATGATTGATGGCTCTAATGGTATTGCCTACACCGATACGATAGAACGCAACAGGAATGTTTAACGCATTCTGTAACGCTACCGATACACGCCCAGCCATGACTGCGGTTGATGTATTCTTTTTAAGCGTAAGAATAAGTCTATCAATATCGTTTGTTTTTGCTGCCTCATCTTGCCAGTTATCTCTAACCCATGTACGCAAGAATTGGTAAGTATCTGCACCAAACTTATCTACAATATAGTTTTGCAACTCTCTATTACTGATTAATTTATTAACATCTGTAACTGCTTTGCGCATTGTAACATGGTTAATAGCCTCTGTAATAGCATTAGGAATAACATCAAAGTCTAATAACAATGATTTATCCTTAACTACATCTAAACGTGATTTAGTAGCACTCATACCAGTTCCCCATACTGCATTACTACTAACCATAGTTTTTGCAATATCTTCAACTTGATTGTCGCTAACTGATGCATTTACTTTAGGGTTATATACGATAGGGAAATATTGCCCCTCGATATTTCTGCCACCGATAGAGAATGATAAACCATCTACTTTCTTTAATGGGTTTCCGTAAAGTTCCTCTTGTACCTTACTACGTTCTTCAAAGAATGAATTGATATGATCCCATGTACGAATTACAAACTCCCAGTCCTTATCAGTCATGTGTTCTTGGAACGCACGTTCAATTTCGACTTCATTTGCCTTTGTAGTTTCCATTACACGTTGTCGGTTACTTTCAGTACCCCAGTTAAGGGCAATCATGATTAATTGCTCTTTAGTTAAGCCATACAAGTTACCAACTGTGTACAAGTGTTCATTGCGCATATTGAATAATTCACGCTTGGAATATATTCCTACATCTTTTGCCAATCTACGCATAGACACTTCTTTACGTTCATTGAATGCTTGCGTAGCACGGCTGATAGGGTCATATATGTATTTAACCGCAAAGCCGTTTTTACCGCCACCCATTCGTCTTAGGAATGTTTCAACTTTCATTAAGGCTAAGTGGAAACCATATAGTTTACCACTTACTGCATCCATTTTAGTTTGGTTATTAAGGGTATTGAATACATTACCCTCTGCCTTGCCAAATGTTTCTGTTGCCTCGCTGATAATTTCTTCAACTGCACTCTCAAACGATACGCTATCACCTGTATCACTCAAGATAGTAGTACCTTGATACTCATTTCTACCGCTTTTATACATTCCTGTCATGAGTTCTTCTAATGTTTCTAGTTCATTCATCTTAATCGAACGGAACGGTCTAGGAGATTTAGAGTAGAACATTTCAACTATCCAAGGTTCTAACTGAACCATGCTTTGTTGATTAAGAATACCAACATCAGGATCTAGTGCAGCTAATACTGTATTCATATCGAAACCATCAGTAGGTGGTAAGCCGTCATACTTAGTTAAACCCATTTGGTATGCCATGTGTGCGTAGAAATAACGCATATTAGGTTCAATAGCAATAGGGTTTTTAGGTCTAGTCATACGTTGTAATTGTTGTTTCAATTTCAATCGCAACTTCTTGGACTTTTCAAAGTTTTCAAACGCTACTCTTGCTCTTGCTTGTTGTAGCATCTGTTCACGTTTGAACCCAAGTGCCTTATCCACATCACCAATTGCCAATGCTCTATCCGCTTTCTTGCCAGCAGTTACTGCTTTATTCTGATATGTTTTAAACTGTATCGCATTAGAAATAGGTAGTTCACCTAATTCTTTTCTTGCTCTATTCATGTAGTATGATATTGTACCAAGTCCAGCACCACGAATAGAACGAACATTATTGATGCGATTATTCAGCATATACTGTAAGCGTTTGATACGTTCTTCTGCTTTTTCTAACTGTTTTGTAGTATCAGATAAAGCAGCATCTACTTTTTTCTTATCAGCTTTCAACTCATCGTACTTAGTAGGTTTAACCTCTTTTTCGATTTCGTCTAATTCTGTATCGATGGTTTCTGCGTTAGGGTCTAGTTTACGAATACGTTCTAACAATTCCCAGTTCTTAGCTAGTTCACGATTAGTAGACTTTTGAATAATCTTACTTTCTTCTTCGGTTAATCTCATTTGACCTTGTGTACTAAGCAAGATTTCTTCTGCTATTTGCTCGTTGGTTTTACCTACGTTATTATCACGCATAAACTCTGCTTTCGCATTGTCCATTTCTTGTTCGATAGCATCATTAAATGTAGCGCCAGTTTGTTCTACTTCTGCTTTCTCTAACTCTTCAATGGAGTTGTACTGCGTATCTTTCAACGCACCCTCACCAAACACATTGTATCGTTGATGTTCCTTGTAAATCGGATATTGCTCAATCAATCGTTTTTCGATTTCAATTTGGATAGCATCCTTTTCTTCTTCCCATTCTTTAATTGGTCTATTGTCCAATTCTTTCATGAGTTTTCGCATCACACGTTCTTTTGCTTTTTCCTTAACATCTGCAATGTAGGACTGCATACGTGCTTGGTCTTGCTCGGATAACTGCTTATAGAGTTCAGTTTTCTCGAAGTGTTCAAGTTGTTGTTGCTCTGCGTATGCCTCAATATCCTCTTGGGTTGCGATCATACGTGCCATAACATCTTTAATATCAGTTGGTACTTCACCACCTAATCGTTGAACGCTTCGATAAATGTATGTTAGCCATTTGGAGAATTGACGGAATACTCTTTGCAATGCACTTGTTGGTGCTTCACCACTTCGCAAGTAGCTTTCCCAACCTCGTGCAAATTTTTCGTGTGCTTTCGTATTATCTACGTTTTCACCATCAACCCAACCGCTCCACTCTTTCAACTTGTTCCAATCTGTTACAAGTTGCTCAGGTACGTTTTCCATAGATGCTAATTTTTGTATATCATCAAAGAATACATGACCCATCTCATGCAAGAATGTACTTCTATCTGCAGTTTTGAAAATGCTGATAATGCGTTTACCATCTTTCATGATGTCTGTCATGCCATTAACGGTTTGGTTATATGTTTGTGTATAATAATTGCCATTTCCATTATTATCTACATATAAAACACCTTTTCCGTCCTTGACTCCATTCAATATGTCTTTTATACTTATAGTATCAAAAGCAGTACTACTGGTCATTTGACCGACCGCTTGGCTATTGCCACTCTGAGTCGGGCGACTAGTAGTACTGCTTTTTTGCATAATTATATCGTATAAATAAACTGCTCTTGGGTCTACTGTTAAATGTCCTTGTTTTTCTTCTGCTACAAATCTAACTGCATAATAATTTCCATTAATACGAATTGCCGATAGTAAATTGTGGTAATTAACAATAGTATTTTTTCTATTTTGCGATTTACGTTGATTAGCGCTCATACCAGATTTTGATTTACCAATTTTATTATTAGGTGAGCTATCAATCAATACACTATGTTGCAATATATTTGCAATATCTTCTACAATTCTTCTTTTTTTATTTGCTATTTTTTTACCTTTTTGCGTACCATATGGAATATGTTTAATACCATTAATATCATCAGGCGGTAAAACAATAACATTACCATCCTCAATCATAACCGCTTGTGGTGGTGTATTTTTAAATAAATCTATTATGTCTTTTTCTGTTTTTAGATTGGTTTTAAGATTTGTTAAATCAACAACTTGTAATTTGTGATTTAAGTCAACATCAACATTTAGTGGTTGTGCATATCCGACTTTTTCTCCTAATTTAGCATTCATGTTGATACGAACGCTATCACGCAAATAGTCCATAGCGGCATAACCGCCTTTACCCATTTGTCGCATATATTGTGCCATTATATCAGCGTGTTGTGCCATTAACAATGCATTGGCTTTTGCGGTTTCACGTTGTTTTCTATTCGTGCTTTCGCTAATAGCTTTAACTACTTCGTTGTATACATCATATCCACTTTTAGATAATTGCATCCGTAATGCTATGTCATTATTCGCCAATTCAAAGACTTTATCTTTCATAGCCTCTAAACTTTCAATCTGCATTAGCATATGTTCCATATCTGCATAATGTGCATCAGATTGTGCTAGTGCATCAGTATTACCATCAAGGCTTGCCGTTGTGGTTGCTCGGCTATACTCATAAGCTGCTCGTCTACGTTCTGCATTTGTGCGTGGTGCTTTACCCCCATGATTAGCTTTATAATCAACTAACCATTGTGGTTCAATACCAGTACTTACCGCATCATTGATAGATTTATCTGCATTGTCAAAGTCGCTTGCGTAGGTTTCTCTGTACTGTTCTTTCAACGTGTGCAATAAGTTATTGAAATTACGTTTAATGTTCGTAGGGTCAGATAGTACCTCATTAAGCACTTCACGATCTATATCAGATGCACCCTCAAATTCATTGCGGATAATATCATCTTTGATACGTTCCGCACGTTTTGATGTATCATCTTTCAATACGCTCTTAGCTACATCTACTTCTTGTTTAGCACGTTCTAATGTAGCCAATGACATACCGCCACGTGTAAAGTAAGAGGTTTGTTTCAATGCATCTACAGTTTCATCGGATAGGTTCATAGATACTTGTGCATATGAACCAATAGGAATTTCAACAGGTGCATCAGCCTCGATAGCTGCTTTTACTTCCTCTTGTGTTACCAAGCCGTTATCTACCATATCACGGATAGCAAGTTGTCCGTTTTCAGATTGTACTAATTCAGCTACATCTACATATTGTGTCGATACACCAACCTTATCACCCTGTGCTTGTACGATTTTTCCGTATAGTTCAGGGTTTTCTTTTGCAATCTTATTGGTAGTGCTATCTTTACGAACATTATCCATAATAACTGCGCCATTGCGGTTTTGCTCTGCGATGATTGCTGCTTGTTGTTGCTCTGGTGTTAGCTTTTGGAAATCACGGAAAGCCTTTGCAGTACGCACACCACCTACCGCACCACCAATAGCACCAAAACCGATTACCGCTGGCAATGCTTGTTTCATTGCATCTAGCGAACCTATAGCAATATCACCTACGCTATAATACCCCTCTAGGTCATTATCTTTACGTGTTAGATTATGTTGTACCTTTTCGTTTACATCTTGCAAGCCCTCTTCAAATAATTCAGGTACACCAGCTTTAATAGAGTTTTTAGCCATCTGTGCAACAGTTGTTCCAATACCTCTATCAAAGGTAGCTGCAACATCTGTTGTGCCATTTGTAATTACTTTTGCCAATGCTGATTTAGGCGCAACATTAGTTATGCTTTTACCGATAGCTTTAGTTGCTACAAATTCGATACCAGCATCAATAGCAGCGTATGACATAGCATACTTTCTAGCCTCTTCATTAGAATATACTTGATTGCCGTTTGCATCTCGTTTTTGAATAAGTTCAAGGTATTTGTTACCAAAAGACATTTGATACATCTGTTCAGCCATACCAACTTGAACACCAGTACTCAAACCAGCTAATGCAGCTGGAATAGCACCAGCACCACCAGCTGGAGCAGTAGCAATAGCACCAGCCGCTGCACCCAATGCCATACCCTCTGCAGCACGATTAGAACCCATGATAGCTTGTGCAGCCATCATATACGCTTGACTAGCAGTAGCACCAACTACATTTTCTAATATGTTGTTATCATCTGACTTACGATATTTAGACAAGTTAGATTGTAATCGCTCTACCTCGTCATTAAGTTCTTGAATGCGTTTTGGATCAGTAGCAGTTGATAACTCCATACCAACTTTGCCTAATTTGATTTGGTCATTAATTGCCCATGTGTTTTGTTGGATGCTATCCCATACACCATGTGTATCTTTTACAGATTGTAGGTTTTGAAGAGTAGTGATCGCCTCTGCGGAGTTTTTATAATTGATACCAACCAATTCAGGGTACAACTCATACACTTCATTTAGAGTTTTACCTCTATTGATTTGTGCTGCTGCTGCCTCTGCTCGTCTGATACCATCTTGACCGCTTGCCATGATAAGGTCAGGACTAATACCTAGTGTCTCACCACTATCATATGCTGATTGCGCCCAGTCCGCTTTATTCCACAAATATATTTGTTCTGCACGATGCATTACAGGTTGTAAGATTTCACCAGCTTTATTTACAAAGTTTTCACTTTGTTGCGGTGTAACATCAGTTTGTGTTAATGCGTTCATAGCATTCATATCAACTGTAGCGGTTGATGGGTCTTTTGTTAGCCAATCACTAACACCACTAGCTGCATTGCTAATAGCTTTACCATATGAATTGTCTGTTACTTGTTGTTGAACACCGCCCTCAAATCTTACGTTTGCGTGTGATTTAACACTAAACGTACCATTTGTCGCTTGTTCAGGTGTAATCTTATAATCACTCATTATTGTCCTAACCTTTCAGCTAATTCTGCTGGTGTAATGGTGTATTCTTCGCCCCTAGCATCTTTGTACACATAGTACGGCTGCCCATCTGCACCAGTTGTGTTATACAAGCCATACATACCTTGTGATGCTAGTTGTGCGTTCGTGTAAGATACTGCAGCACCTTTACCACCAAATGTGTTTGCTAACTTACCTACACCCCAATATTTACCAGTTTCAGTTGATGCGATTGTTTGTTCTGCCACCGCATCAGCACCCCATTGTGCCATTTGTGCTGGCGATGGGTCATATCCGTTTTTCTCTCTAAACTCTTGTACTTTAGGATAAACTGCAGTTGATACCCCTTGCCATTCAACACCATCTATTTTTCTACCAGCTAAGTTTTCTATGCTACTTTTCATACCAGCCATATCAGGGGAATACTTCCCTGTACCATTTGAATACTCATCAAATTCATGGTTAATATCCGCCAGTTGTGGAGCGGTAAAATACACACCCATTTCTCCTAGGTAACTATTTAAATCGCCCATAGACTTGAATTGTCCATTAGCGATTGCAGCCTTAACCGCTAATACATTTACTGATTTAGCTTGTAATGCTTTTGCAGCTGCCTTATTTACAGAGATTTGTGCTTGGTTTAGTTGACCTTGCATCGCTCTTTGATATTCAGGATGCGTTTCCGCATAATCTTGTCGCATCTTCAATACCTCAACATCAGTTGCACCATTCTTAACCGCTGCTGCTACACGTTGTTCAATCTCTACTTTTTGGTTTTCAAGTATTTGTGCTTTACGTTTAGCCATGACTTGTAATCGTGTTGCTACGTTACGTTGGATCATATCTTTTCGTTTTTGCGCCTCAGCTGGTGTTTCTTCTCTTGCTTGACCCCCACCAATCTCTGCTAATGTATTTACAACATATTGACGAATACTAGGATATTCATTCCCATTGCTATATTGAGGTTTATCCCAACCATCACCGCCACTACCTTTTACATGTGCTTTCGCACCATCTTTTACCCATTGTTCAGCAGTACTTTCCCCTGCGTACCAAGCGACTGCAGCCCCCTCTACACCATACTTATCTATATATTCACTTAATTTATAAGTAGCGACTTTACGTTGTGCTTCAGGGTCTGAAATATCAGCACCAGGAATTCCAGCCTCTTTACTCCATTCAGGCCAATTTTCAGGCATTATCTGGTATCGACCATATGCACCACTATCCCCATTTACTGCATGATCATTATTGCTACTTTCATTTGCCGAAACAGCTTTAATGAACATCTCTTTTGTGATAGTTCCAGTAGTGCCAGCAACTTTACCAAAACCAGCATCATATAGTTTGTTGGTTACTTTAGTTAGCAAGTCAGGGTCATTAGGGTCAAACTCACCAATAACACCATCAATCTTGCTATCATCTGATGTAGCCAATACCATTGATGCATTGCGCACCTTTTGACGATACCCCATGATTTTTTCTTCATCGATTAAGCCTGACATAGCAACTTGATTGATAATCTTATTTGCGCCATCTAAATCATCGTCAGCCATTTTCTTTTCAATCATGGTTGTAGCAATATTTTGTTGTGCTTTCTTAACTTGTAAACGGATAGTATTATCATCATACCCAAGATTAGATAGTTGTGCTGCTACACTACCGCTTACTTGCTTCATGGCATCATCGAATGCATCAGGACTAGCATTTACCACCGCATTATTAGATATGTTTTGTACATTCATATCTAATGCTTTCATAGCACTATCTTCAAATTGACCTCGAACAAACTTATTGATCGTGTTTGTAGTGTTAGTCATATCATTATCTGCAACTTTATTAAAAGCATTAACCGCATCTTTGAATTTAAAGCCATACTTTTCAGATATAACTTGCCTAGCCCTTTTCTCTTGGTTTTGATAATCAAGCGGAATAGTCAAAGCATTTTCGCCCTTTCGGTTCATAGCACCATTATCAGGGTTATATAACCAATCATTCATCATGGCATTATATTCATTCGTTGCATTTACAACATCGGTCATTTCCTTTTGCTTTTGTATTGTAAGCATTGTGTTGCCTAAATCACCAATGGCTTTTGTGAGGTTATCCATGCCTTGTGTGTTACCACCATAAGCCATTTCATTTACATTAGCTTGTACACCGCCATTAATTGTGTTTAAGCGTTGATTGCCATCATAGCCTATTAACTTCATTAGATACCCCACCTATTATTTCTGATAGTACCTTTGGTTACGAATTTCATTTTAGGCATACCAGCAGCCTCTAGTGCATCACTAGCTGGTGTGTAGTAGTTATTACCAACACCTGCACTCTTACTTGCATATTGACCTTTTAAACCATAGATACTAGATGCACCACTCAATATCGTACCTAACATCGCCATTCTAGTTTGTTTCTTAGCATTACTTGCCGCTGCACGTGCGGTGCTTGCCTCGTTGCGATAGTTCATGCCATTAAGATATTCATTGTAGATACTGTTGTTCTTGTTGTTTTCCCAATTCTGAATATCCTTGTTGTATTCGTCATAGCTACTAGCCATTAACTGTAATGGTGTACCAGCCATCATCAAGCCACTAGCACCAGTTTCTGCCGTATTCTGCCCTTGTATAAGTCGCATCTTATCGGACATTTTATCTCGTTCTTGCAAGGCTTGGTCTGCAATCTGTTCTTGCTTGCGATCACTAATACGTGCGTTAGCCTCTGCCACCCTAGCTTGCTGATTGTACATGGCAGCTTGCGCCTTACCCTGTTGATGTTGTGTAAATAATGTACCAACCATACTTGCTGCGGTTAATGCAATAGGGTTACACATTCGCATCCCCCTTTCTCAATGTGAATAAAACCATATCCCCATCGTTAATATTGTAATGAATAACCGCACCTAATGACTTTAGCCATCTAATGGTGCGGTGATTTTCTTTGTGTATGTAATTAAAAAGTACTTCCCTAGTTTGTAGCCATTCCCCAATGATATTTCTACTAACTTTTATGAATTGTTTCTGTAGTGTCAAACTACGTTCAAAATCTTTACTCCCCAAAAAGTAAATGCAATGCATCCCATTTAATGATGTGTTTGATACCCCATAGACACATAATGGTTTGTCATTATCAATAACGATACGACTTTGATAATCTCCCCCAAGAATATCCCTTACAAAGTCATTTTCGCCATAGTTTGAATTTTTTCGATTGATATATTTAACCTCTAAGGCATCTATCGAACGTAAGTTGATATATAATTCACGAATTAAAGAAACGTGCTTAGAGGGGCAAATATTACATTCCATGAACATTTGGGAAACCACCGCCAATTTCTACCTCTCTTGTAACCGCTAACAGGTTAAATGGGAAAGGTTTTGAGTGCTTTATGCATATTTCTGTATTTGTATTAACGCTAGTTGCTATCTTAGGTAGTACTATTACAGTATCACCAGTAAATAGCGATTTAGGTTTTAAAATTAAATCGTCTACATCATCAAATGTTTTACCTACGCTTCCACCATACGAACGATATAAACGCAACGCAACTCGTGTTATAGCTACCAATCTACATTGCAATGTGCCATCGTTAATTTGTTGTTCTACGCTAGGTATTTTAATTTTAGTAGTGTATGGCAAACCAACAGTAATTACATTTGCTTTGCCGTCTAATTTAATAACACCAGTTGGTGGTACTACCCTAGATGGCATCTGTTGTCCATCAACTACTATGTCTACCATTTGCCCTACTAGATGAGGTGCGTTGATGTAATCAGTCTTAATTGAATTAGCAACTTTAACGTAACAATCTAGGAACACATCGGAGTTATCTTCTGTGTACAACGGAATACTACGTTCAATACATTTCACACTCTTATTATTAATCACACGATCTACTACAAAATAAATCGTGTCTTGCTCTCCCTCTGCCACACTCTCTACATATCGGTATTTACCATTTGTAACAAAGTGCGACCAACCATATACCTTTTGTTCAGGTATGTAGGTTAAACAGTTAAGTTGTCCATCATCTCGAACATAGTAAATAATACTGTCAGGGTCTTGTGCATATGCACTCGTTACTGCCACATGACCTTTAACCAATGTTTTAACAAAGAGTGTAAGGTCTTGTCCTGTGTAGTTATCACTCTCATAGCTATAACCCATATCACGAACAGTACCACCACGCTCTTGAACGAATACACATCGGTTACCGATAAACTGTGGTTCACATTTCAATGCACCACGTTGTGTTTGTGTTTTTAGGTAACAGTTAGTAGGTGTAATAGTCTTGCTACCATCTACTATCCATTCATTACCACTCGTTAGAACGATTAAGTCATTAGCTGGTACAAGATGTCTAATCTCATACATCTTGCGGTTGATTACTGGTAGTGTGATTGCGCTATCATCTGTGATTGTACCGCCTACTTTTTCAACCCCAAAGTTAGGATAATCACCAGTACGGCTAAACCAAATATAGTTAGGCTTGCTATCAGTAGCAGCAACTACAAATCGGTCTTGATAGAATGTACATAATTTAGGATAACCTCTACCCCTATTCCAATTGCCTAACTTCCATTGGTGGCTCGGTTCACCCTCTTTAATGCCATTCAGAATATTAACTTTTGCATTCTTAGCATCGGTTACGCTTTTAATCTCAACGATACCATATTGGGTAAACGGCAAAATAGATAAGTCGCAATTCACAGAACCACCTTTAATATCCGATACATATTTAAGCCTTGCTCCAGCCTCTATCTTACCTGTATCAGTTACGTTGTAGTCATTCTTAGAGGTGTATGTTCTGTAATCTTTCCATGTTTGACCATCGTTGTTAGAAATTTGTAACTTTACAGTACCTTCCCATGTTCCGTGTGTTGTGAATTTCCATGATAGTTCTGTATCGGTACTAAACGCTCCAACATTGTAATTGATGTTATTATAGGTCTTTTCTGTAGTCGATGCCGTGAAGTAATTTTTTCTAACCTTTTTCTCTACAACTTCGCCAGCTGACTTAGTGTGTACCGCCTCTACATAGTATGCAATTTGAATTACACTACCTACCATATCTTCTGTGAAGAGGTCTTTTGTGGATGTGATCGTATCGCCATTAACAGTCAACGTGTGTCCGTTATCCGTATTAATTTCATCGTAAGGTTGTTCAGTTAGTTTGTAAGCACTCATCCGCCAATCAGTATCACTATATCGTGATAGCGTTTGAATAGGGTACTTACCACTACAAATGAACATTACATCGCCACTTTGGATGCAGTTTAATTCGCCTACAACGTCCGCCTCAAATGGTGTCGCTACTTCAACATTTGTATACACACCATTTCGCCACACCCTAACATATCTATCACCAAATTCAAGCATGAACGATTGGTTCTTATTGGTGGTAAATTCAAACAGTCTAACAGGTTTATCATTGTACTTAGCGTAACCGATAAACTGTGAACCTTGCCGTCTAGCTACCGCACCATAAGGTCGAATAACTGCGTTTTCAGCAAGCAGTAATGCACTTTTATATTGCTCTAGGTCAAATCGACTAGATACATCAGGCGATACCTCGCCAGTAGTAAATGCGACTTGTCCGATATACATAGGTTGCATATCACCAACTCCTTGCTTTCAAATAGCTAGATACATAAGGCATATCTAGTCTACGCTCTTTTGCGCTCATAGATTTTGCCTCTTGTAATGCTGCTTGATATAACTTGTACGATTGGTCGAATAAACCGCTATTGCCTGTTAGTGGCATCGCTAAATCAGATGCCATCTTACACACCAACGCTTTAACGAATATAGGGTTCATTACATCAGCATCGGTTATATCGTACACATAATCAATGTGCATCAATGGCACATCAGATACGATGTACTTTGTATTGTTATCAGTTAGGTAAACATCATATTCACGTTGCTTTTCCGCTCGGTATCTATCACCCTGTGGAATAACCGCAAGGATGCGAACACACTTTTCAGGATATGCATATACATAACCCCAGCCATCAATCTTATGTTCAGATAGCACCGCTCGTTCACGCTTTCGTGCAAAGTTCCACTCAAACTGCTCTAACAATACTCTACGTGTTAGATCATAATGTAATCTACATTGTCTAGCAGGTTCTGTTTCTTCCGTCATGGAACGTATTCGACCAGCATTGATAAGCGATAATGCTTGATTACAAATATCAGTAGGTGTCATATTTCCACCTTTCTATAAAAAAAGAGGGATGCATAAGCACCCCTCGTTCAATTATTCAGCAGTTTCTTCCGCTTTCTTACCACGTTTCTTTGGTGTAGGTTCTGCCTCTTCGACTTCCTCTACTTCTGCGGATGCATCACCTACAGGTTCAAACAAAGCGTTGAAGTAGTCTTTATCATATTCAGCCACTTCATCTTTTGTGAATGTTACTGTTTCACCCTCATGCAACAAGCCAAGGGTATTGTGATAGCATTTTGCTTTAACAATATATTCCATTTATATCTCCTATACTAAACGCGCATCAGGTGTTAAGAAAGCGGTAATTGTACCGCCAGTCATATTATTAGCGTTGAGTTTCAAGTACTTTTTAGCGCCACTTGCTAAACGTACCGCAACTTTAGTACCTGCTTTAGAGTTGGCTGGTAATGTAATGCCATGCAACAATACCGCATTAGCAATGTTTTCTGTATTAGATGTGTACAAGTTAAATAAAGGTGTACCAGTTACATCTTTGTCGATGCGAATTACAAGCCACAAAGATTTCTCTGCATCGCCACCATTACCATTCATAACTACATCGGAGTTAGTGTTAGCAGTTAATGCTTGTTTGTAGAAAAAAGTATTTTGTTTATCGATATACATATGTTATCCCCCTATTATTGTACACGTGCTTCAGTAGACAATAACGCATCAGTTTTTCGTACTGGAATGCCATTTGCACGGACTACTGTATGCCCCATTTCTTGGTCTTCGGAAATAGTGTATTTGTGTGCCTCGTTCTTTTGCATACGCAAGAATGTACGTACAGTAGGGTTCATATACCATACTGCTCGACCCATACCCATGTTAGGGATAAGTTCTTCCGCTCTAATCATAAGGTTAATAAGGTCAGCACCAGTCTTAGCATCTTTAGTCAATGCGTTCACATCGATGTTTGCGATACGTACAACATATCTCCAATCACGTACAGTTAAGCCTGTATCAAGTTTGTAGTGTGTACGATAACCTTGGTAGCGACCGCCATCTGGGTCAGTCAATGTTTGTTCACCCAAATCTTTATGGGAAATACCGCCAGTAGAACCTTTAGGATAGATACCATGTACAGTATTTTTACCCCATACTACAAGGTAGATAGATGTAAGGTTAGTTGTACCGCCAGCATCAATAATGTTTTTACCGCTTTCTGCAGTCTTATCATTGTAACGTGCTGCCAAGCCTACGAATTTTTCAGGGGAATTTTCATCGCCATAGAATAATGTAGATGCCCATTCTTGGTTCATAGCTTCTAAGAATGCATAATCTTCGGACAAACGGAATGCAGCGGAGTTGCCGTTCAAATCTGCCAAAGATTTATCGATTTCTGCATAAGCTTCAAGCATACCGCAAGTGTCGGTTACTTGTTTCGTTTTAGATTTGCTTGGTTTAACACCATAGTTAAGCATTCTCCATGTAGCCTCAGGCAAGCCTGTACGTACAGTTGTTTTATGACCTGTAGGCAAGTTGCCCTCTACCATTGTCATATCTTGTACGATTTCATTTGTTTGGTTCATCATTTCGATGATTTGTGCAACTGCATTGTTTGGATCTAATCTAGATTGCACATCTAAAAGTGTTGGGTTCATAGTACCGATTGTAGCCATGTATTACTCCTTTAAATCAATTACTTACTCATAGATGGGTAAAGCATTTTTGCTCGTTCTTCCTCGGAAATGTTTGTACTTCCAGCTTTACCACTATTAGAATTGTTATCTTCGCCAGCCATATTAGCGATTTGTGCGAACAGTTGAATTACCTCTACACGATTACCTAAGCCGTTTTGAGATAAGATTTCACGAATGTTTGGAATTTCCTTTTCGACTGCCTCAACACCTACAGATGCTTGTGCTACTGTTTCGTCAAACTTCGCACCTAGAACCTCTTTTGTATGTTCTGCGTATGCTGCATACTGTTTCATTTCGGCTTGTTGTCTTTGTTCCTCATAAGCGGTTACAAGGTCTGTACCATATTTAGAACCAAACTTCGCCATCTCTACTGCTTGCTCTTGTGTTGCGCCTACACCATTAAGCAATTTAGAAAACTCATTAGCGATGTTTTCATCAACTACACCGCCCTCAAAGGCTGGTGCAAAGTCATATTTGATTGGTTCAGGTACGCTTTGTTGTTCCTCTTGGTTAGCACCATCAGGGTTGCCACCTAGCAATGTACCGCTATCATTCGTATTTTGTTCTTGTGGTGTACCACTTTCCGCACTACCTGTGTTATTATTCGTGCCTTGTTCTAGTTCTTCTGCCATGTGGTTTATTCACCTTTCTTTTCTAAATCGTTAAACAATTTCTGTTGTTGGATATATTCCAGTTGTGCTTGGTGATATTTCTTTACACCCTCTACACCATCACCAATACTTCCTAAATCGTTCATGTAGGATAACCCTACTTTTCGTTTCCCCTCGTTGAAGAATGTTTCGGAGTTACCAGTAAACGATGGTTTTAAAATGTTGGTGCGGTCTAAAAGCCTACAAAAAAACCAC